CCGAACCGTCAGCCGCGTACTTGTGACTGTTAGAAAAGAAAGCCGAACCGTCGAAACAAAGCCCAGTCTCACCAGCTACTAAAAGCTCGAAGAAAAGTTTTCTAGGGTGAGTCTTAGCTCTTCTAGAAAGGTCTTGTATTCTTACTTTTATCGCACCATACTGGTCGTCTTCGATATCGTCTCTATCTACCTGTAACGTACCCTCATAAGGCTTGTTAGGTATAGAGTAATCAAAGTCTAAAAGACCTGTTAACTTTCTAGAGTCTTTCCACTCTGTAAGTTGAGTAACCGAACCTAGCCAACCGTACTTTTCAGACGATGAGCTTGACCTAGTTTCCATAATCATTGGCATAACGTCCGCTGGGTTTTCGCCATTATCGAATGACTTCATAAACTCAGTACGTAATGCTTTCTCTAAAACAATACTATTTTTAATTTGTCCCATTTCTTACCTCTTTGTTATACAGCTATGTCTACGTAAATTTGCGTAGCACTAATTACCTGAACGATTTTACCTACAGCAATTTCGTTCGTTGCTTGTGTTGTACTTACAGTTTGATCGTCAGACGCGTAAACAATGCTACCTACGTCAGACTGAGCAAGCCCAGCACCAGTTAAAAGAAAGATACCCTCTCTTAAAACTTTACACTCTTTATCACCAGCCGAACCGTTAGCGTTATCACATTTTTCGTATGCGATACCAGCCATTGCAGCCCCAGACTCAGCGGCCATAGGCGCTAAGAAACCGGCGGCGTTGATCTTTACTATAGCCCCTTTAAATACTGTAGCTACAGCTACAGGGTGAGCTAATAATCTACGGTGCTTTTCTAGCACTTCTTTATTATCAGTTAATGCACTCATTTTTTACCTCGTTTTTATAAGTTGTATTTTGCGTAATCTTCTTTACTAATACCTAGTGCTTTACAAGCTTTCTCGTCAGACTCAGATAATTCGATAACTGTACCCGCGCCGTCTTTACCCGCTGGCTCGATAGTCATTTTCTCACTTAGAGAAAGGACTTCGTACATATCTTTACCCTCGTTAAGCGCGTCAAGTTGGGCCTTAGAAATTTTGTTTTCAGAAAAAAGCTTCTCATTTTTAGCTTTTACTTCATTTTCTTTTTTCTCAGTCTCAAGTGTTTCAAGCTTTTCAGATAATTTAGTAATCTCTTCTTTTTGACCTGTAATTACAGTTTTTGCTTTCTCTTCGCTAAGCTTAAAGTCTGCTACTGTTTTTTCAAGGTCAGATTTTATAGCGTTGTGTTCTGTTAATGCTACAGTTTCCATTTTCACCTCGTTGTTTGTTGTTTCTTTAAATGCTACAATCGCGTCCATTTTTAAAAATGGTCTGTTCACTAAACCACCGCCTAAAAGTGTAGGCCCATGAGGCTTACCAGTATGCGGGTGAGTGTAATTCTCTGTAAATTCTGGGCTAAAATACCTAAACTCACGGTCGCTAAGAGTCTTAGCGCCTTTAGGTGTCCATTTAACCTCGCCGAATAAGGTCATACCGTCGTTAGAAACAAAAACAGATTTAACCCAACCCGCAGCCCCGCGTTGTTCGTGATCATAATCTATCATTAAATCTACACCTACTACGCCCTCAGTAAAATTACGCGCGAATGATTCTAACATATCGTTAGTTATTTGCACTTTACCGTAAGCCGCGTGTACACCTTGTACTACTTTAGCTAACTCGATAATATGCGGTAAATTTTCATTAAATTTTATACTGTCGTCGTTTCTTAAAGATAAATACACTTCGGACAAACCGCCCTCTACGGCGTCTTGTTTTAATACGCCTACAGTGGCCTGTATTCCAGTCGCCACGTCTAGCACTTTTAAAGTGTCGTCCACAAATTGACTCGCGTCTAGTTGTACCATTGTATAATTATCAAAATTAACTAAAACCTCTTCGACGATAAAACCATGCTCTCTAGCGTATAGTCTAGCGTCGTCTTCGCTAGGGAATATCTGGGTAGAAAAAATTAACTTTTGAATTACAGAGTTTTGACTTACGTCACTGCTCTGTAAAAGTTGCTCGACCTCGTCGATACTCTCAAAATATTTCTTGTCCATTAAGACGTTACGTACGTAATCCATTTAAAGCCCCTTACAATTATTTTCTAGTACATTTACCAACTTGTCGACCTTTTCTTTAGTGCTGAGTGTAATACTCTTTCTATCAGTCTCAGTTATTGGCGGTAATGGCTCTATGGTAGGTTTAGATTTAGCCGCGTTCGTTATAGCGCTCAAATATGATTTACAATTATGGTGTAGTGGTGGGCTATAAGTTAAAAACTCCGTGTCGTTCTTAGCGAAAACCTTACCCGCTAATTTCTGGCATATAGCCGCTTTAGGGTCAAAGTTTACAAACCTAAAAGCGTATATCTCTTCTAGAACCTCATCAGCGAAGAAAAATTCGTTTCTTGTCTGATTTACTAAAGTACTTGATACGTTAGTAGATGCCGTATCAATGACCGAGCTGCTAACGTAATCGCTCGCCGCTGTAGAAATATCTTTCTCGACGGTAGCCGCTGAGTCCGTATTTTGTGAAGTCTGCATAAATGTAAAAGCTACCCTATCCTCTAGCTCAGACGCTTGACGGTCTACTATTCTCGTCGACTGTAGAGTAATAAGCTTTCTAACGTGAGCTGGTAAACTAGAAAATTCACTGTCTGCAAATTTAATAGTTCCGTAGTTGTCTAACAATTTAAAAAACTCTTCGTCGTTCTTAAGCTTTACGTCGCTCGCCTCTGGCACTTCTTTTTTTGCTTGTTCTAAGGCCTTGTTTGACGTTGTCGTCATAGTCCCTTTTAACTGACGTTTAAATTTTGCTAAACCACCAAGTTTTATATTATCAATAGCTTTTAATTTTTGCGTCTCTGGTAGCTGCTTATACTTTCTCATTATGTCAACTACCAATTTTTCGCCGATCATTGTTAAATTTGTTCTCATAACTTCGCTGGTCTTTACTCGTTCTTTCTCGATAAGACTTTTAGGGCCTTTGGCCTCAGCAAATTTTTTATTGTTTTCTGACAACTCTACGGCCGCCTCGTCTACAGGGTCGTCTTGTTCTGTGACCTCGTCTACTTCGCCGTCGCCCTCTGTAGAGGTACTATCGTCAGGCGGCAAACCGTCCTCAGTTTCTTGATTTTCTAAAATAGTGCCCGCCGCTTTCTTAGGTAGTCCATGCACTTTACGTACGTGGTCTTCTAGCTGCTCGTCTTTACTAATTACTTGAGCGTTCGCGTACCCTGTAATTATTTCCATAAACTCTTTGCCCACTTTATCAGTGATACCAGTAAAAGTAATTTTAGGCATTACTTCTAGTTCGTCGCCGTAATTAAGTCTTATAAGGTTAGGGACTAATCTTGTATTAATCGTATTAGCTATGGCCTTGGCGAAAGACGAAATTACTTGCGCAAAAAATCTTTCTAAGTTCTCACCTAGAGCGTAAGCACCGCCGTTACCCCCTGTACCAAGCTCTAGAAATGTAGCAAGTATCGCGCCCGCCATTTTCTCGTCTTCTCTTTTTATAGAGTCTTCTAACTTCATAGGGTCAAAGCCAGAATTTTGGTGTAGGTCTAACGCCCACCCTTTAGGGTAAGTTATAAAAGAGTCTTGCGCACTAGTGAACGATTTAAGCACAGCAACCGCGGCTTTATACTCTTCGTCATTAGGGCTTATATTCTCGGGGATCTCTAAAGTCGGCGTAGGTATAGCTGAGCGCTCAATACCTACCATTTTTAAAGTCTCAGTTAAAAGCTTTCGTTTCCATGGCCCGTATAAAGGTCTCAATAATGGAAACCCGTTGTCGTCGCCCTCGCGCTCGTTAAAAAACATAAGCATAGTATCGGTTTTAATCCAAGTGTCTATCTCATTGTCGCCCGCTTGTTCTTGGTGTACCTCTAAAAGCTTTGAAGTCCTCGGGTCTATTTTCCACTCGGTAATAGTCGACTGGTTTCTAAAAGCTAAATTAGCCAGACCTGTATATGGCCCAAACTCTTTAGACTCTTTGTTTTCGTGTATAACCTCAAATAAAGAAAAGCCGTGCGCTAGAAAAGTAAGTATCTCGCCCAGTTTATGGTCATAGTCCAAGTCTGTAAAAAATATTCTTTCTAAAAGTGCCGCCGCCTCTATATCTTTAGGCTCTTCGCTGGCAGCCTCGAAAGACCACGTCGCCGCCTTGATAGGACTAGTCACCGCCGATAAAACTTTTCTCACTTGTGGGTCGCTTCGTCTCATCTTGTTGTAGATGCTATGCTGCTCTACACCCGTAAGCTGAGGTAAGTAATCTTTTTGGTACACGTTAGAAACTATAGGCGTACCCGAGTTACCTTTCTCTTTAGTATTAAATGTTAATTCTTTCTCAGACATTAGCTACCTTTAATATATTTAGTATTGATTTAATTTTATTCTATTTTCTATTCTTTTCATAGTGTCGCTTGACTTTTCTTTTTTGTTCAAAGTCTCGCCGCCCGTCATACCCGAGAAAAATCCTATAACTTTATTCCTATGACGCCCTAAGTTAGCTAGTGCTAAAGAGTCCGCGCTATCGGGTGAGCTATTACCTGTTCGCTTTTTATACTCGTCTTTACTTTCTATTATCATTTTACCTTTACTGTTAAATGTAAACACAATTGTAGGTAGTTCTGATAAATAGCTCGCGTCGTCTAATAGGTCTAACTTATCTTTAATGTCGTAACTTAATATGTCAAACATACGGGCCTTTAAATTCGTATACCTATCCTTAACCTCGTCGGCCTTGTCTTTGGTATCTGTGGACATAACAGGCGACCCCCCAAAATGTATCTCTATAATTTCTACTAATCTATTCTTTTTGTAATGGTCTACTAAAATGTCGTGGACACCCGCGCCTATTCCCGTGGTATCCACTAGAACCTTGGTACGTACTATTCGGTCTTTATCAATTACATTTATGACCTCACCACTTACCGCGGTAACACTTCTTTTCGTTAAGGTCTTTTTAAATGTTTCTTTAGCGCCGTACAGCTCAGTTATAACACTGTCGTCGTCCCCATACCTAGCAACGTCGACCCCTATGTTTCGTTCGTCGCCCTCTTTTATTTCTATCTCTCTAGCTATCGCTATTTCAACGTCGCCGAGCTGGACTAGTACATTTTCGTCTATCTCTGGGAATATTCCCAGCGCCTTAGATTGAAATAGCGGGTGGTCTACCCCCCACTTTAGCGCCCTCGACATTACCCACTGACAAGAAAGTAAGTGCGGTACTGGTTTTTCATATTCAGAAATATATAATAGCCTATTTTCTTGGCCCATTTCTTTAAGGTTATTTAATTCTAGTTTTAATTTATGTAGGTCAGTAATGCCGTTAGCTATTAAGTTAGGAGAGTCGAAACAAGAAAGGTAAACATTAAACCACGACGGGTCTGAAAATGTTTTAAAAAATTCACTCGATCTAGTAGTCGGGTTAGCGATAGCTACGAACTTGACTACCTTACCAGAGGTAAGTAGACCCTCGGCCATTTTCCATATATCGGCGGGTATGCCAGTGGCCTCATCAAAAATAACTAAAATGTAATCGGCGTGGAACCCTTGGAAGCTAGACCCTTGCTGAGCCTGACCGTCGCCGCCCGCTTCTTTTTGCGGACTAAAACCCATAATATACCACTCAGGGCCTATCTGTAATTCAGTCGTAAGTAATTTACCGCCTAGGGGGTGCTTACTTTCTTGGTAAGCGCTATGAAGCTCGCCCCACAGCAATTTTTTTACTTGTCGCCCTGTAGGTGCTGTCGTGATTACTTTGCTGTTCTTATAGACCGTACCGAACCATAAGGCTATTCTGGCCATAGTCCACGTCTTACCTACTGAGTGAGTCGCAGCTATAGAAACCAAGTCATGCTTGGCTATAGGTTTTAGCATTTTTTCTATTTGATAGTCTTCTAGGCTGGTAACCCCGAGGACTTCTTTAAAGAATATCTCAGGCCCACTGTTACCCTGTAGACGATCTATAAATTTAGCCTCTTTAGTCAAATAATACCCCTTTAATTCTGTATTTTACATACGCGTTTAACAGAATGACAAGGGGTATTTCGA